CACACGTTCGGGAATCTTGCCGAGTCCAGCGCTCTTCGCTTGGCCCGTGCTGCCGCGCGCGCGGGCGAGGTGCCAGAGATCGCCACCGCGGGCCTTGTCATCCCAGATTAAGGAATAGATCCACTGGTGACTGACGCCGACGCCAGACAAGGGCGCCATGAAACCGCTGATCTGCTCCGGGCTCCATTCCTCTCGCAACCGGTCGATGACAGCGGCAATCATGCTGGGCAAGCGCTTTGTCCTCTTCCAGGCGGTGCGTCGCCGATGATCACTGCAGGACTGTGCCTGCTCAGGATCGTAACCGCTGTCGGTGGCGTTGCGGCGCAGCTCCCGGCTGACCGTGCTGTTGTGGATGCCAAGCTCTCTGGCGATTTGACGTCGGCTCATGCCCACGTCATGACGGGCATAGATCTGGTATCGTTGGGTCTGGGTCAGCTGTCGGTATCCCATGCTCTGCTTCACTTTGGTAGGTGAGCCGAGAAGGGTACCGGCGCTGCCCCTCCCGCCTCTACCTCGTGGTCCAAAGTGCTGCAGTTATTCTATGAATCCAGGGGATCAAGCCTGCCGTTGCTGCTCAACAGCAGCTCCACGACTCTGCCCGGCCACCCTCTTTACGAACATATCGACTGCCTCACGTTTGTGGTCCGGTGCGAGATGAGCATAGAACTTGATCGTCGTTTCGATGCTGCTGTGGGCCATCAACTTGGAGACCGTCAGGATGTCGGCGCCCGCCATGACGAGCTGACTGGCGAAATTGTGTCGCAGCGTGTAGAGCTGCAATCCCTCCGGCAGCCCGCCCAGCTTGCGGACGGTCGCCCACGGCCGTTGCATGGCGGTCTGAGCCATACGCTTTCCGTTGACGGGCGACGGGAACACGAGCCCGGCGCTGGGCTCCCCTTGCTGCCGGTGCCAGGTCCTCAGGACCTCCACCAGCGGCCGGCAGATGGGAAAGGTCATCGGCTCCGGCTGGTGGTGGGCGGTCTTCTCGATAACCTTGCGGATCGTCCCGAAGGTCAGGTTGACGTGTTCCCACCGCAGCCCGAACAGGTCGCCCGGCCGAAACCCGGTGTAGAACATGGCCAGCACCCACGGTTTGACGTGATCCACGTAGGCGACGTGATCCAGGTCAGGGAGGTAGGCTTTCCCATGGGCGCGGCTGCTGCGACGCTGTGCTCGTCGCTCTTCTTGATACGCCTCCAGGCCGGCGAACAGCGCCGCCACCTCTTCCGGCTCGAGGAATCGCCGTTCTGCCCCCTGCTCCGCCAGCTCCTCCTCGGTCAATGCCGGCTTTTGTAGCTTGACGCCTTTCAGGGGGTGGGCAGGAATCACGTTGCGCTCAACAGCATGGGCTAGCAGGGCTTGGAGGGCATCATAGGACCGTTTGAGCGTCTGGAAGGACCGCGGCTTCGGGGTGGCCTCCTCCTTCCCCTTCCTCGGCTTCGGGGTGGCCTCTTGCTTCGCCTGCCATCGCTCCACGTCGGCACGCGTCAGATTCCCCATGGGCTTCTCGAGCCAGTCGGGGAAGTCGCGGGCGATGCGTCGAATGGTCCCCTTCCCGTCCTTGCGACGATTCTGGAAGGCGGTATAGGGCCCCTCGAGGTAGGCCCGGAGGGTTTGCTGCTGCTGGCGCTCAGCTTCGGCCCGGTCTTCCTCGAGCACGGCTCGCGGGTCGCCCCCTTGAGCGACAATGGCCAGGGCCTCCCGGGCATCCTCTCGAGCCTGTGCGGCCGTCCGGGTTCCGTAACGGCCAAGGGTCAGAACGCGACGCTGACGGGCGTTGTTGTAATAGCTGACGCGGAGCGCCAGCCACCCCCGACGGCCGCGGACGTGGTAGCCAGGCAGGTCGGTATCCCAGACTTCCCCCCCCTCGGGGAGCTCGTTGGCGAGGCGATCCAGGGCCTTTTTCGTCAGCTTCTCTTTCTTCTTCATCGCTCCCCCCCTTGGGTTCCATATGGGTTCCAAGGGAAGGATATACTAGGCTCAAAGCGGCAACAACGAGCAACACCAACAACATAATATGGCATTGTTTTTAAAGTTTTTATCGTGCATCTTTGTTTCTTGCTGTTTATGCTTATGTATATCAATTAAGGAATGGGGTTGCAAAGGTCGCTGGTTCGAATCCAGTCGCTCCGACCATCAAACATCAGGAAAAACGGCCACTTAGCTCATCAGAGCAGTGGCCGTTTTTTCGTGCGCTCAAAATATTGTCAAAACAAAGTCAAAACTAGTCCACTCCTCAGGCCCTCACCGCACCAAATTATCTTGAGGAAACCGTGATGATGTTCCACCTTGGGTTTGTCGTGCTGGAAGCTCGACGTCACTGAATCGCAACCTATGGAGAAACATCAGCATGAGCGACAACCTTCAACATCGCGGCTCACCCGATACCGAGAAGGTCAATCTCGGCCAACCTCATGAGATCCAGTACTGGACCGAGCGTTTCGGGGTTTCTGAACAGAAGCTGCGCCAGGCCGTTGACGCGGTAGGTGTCTATGTCACAGATATTGAGGCCTATCTGAAACGCTAAGCACATGCCTAGTGCTTGCCCCTTTCGCATATACAGTGAAAGGGGTTATCAATGGTAGAGCCACATCACAGCCGATTCCCCTTCAGTATCAGGGCTCTGCCCTACCCTCTGTCTCACTTTTCCGCATCTGTCTCACGCTTCAGCCTCGACCGTTGAATATCCCTGATAGCGCGTAGCTACCACTCGCGTTCTTGCATCATTGTGTCCATACCTCTAAAACTGTATATGCATACAGATTAGCGAGGCGCAACCATGCTCCAGCCATCCAAATACGACGAACTGGCCCAACGCATCCAGATCGCCATCCAGGGAGCGAACCGCAGGCAGTGCCGTCAGGTGCACCTGAGGCCAGAAGACGGCGACGACCTCGACGCTTGGGACAGCATCGTCTCCGAGATCGACGAGAACGAGAACGTCGACATCACAAGGACGCCAGAGGGCTGGCTCGTCAGCTGGGTGTCTATTGAGGCATGACGCGCTGCTGCTATGGACGACACCACCCTCCGCATCACCCAGTGGCGGAAGCGCCTCGAGCGGAACGGCTGGACAGGTATTCGCCGGGCCACCCCGCCCCACAGCGATCTGATCGAGTATCACGTCGTCTGGCGTGGGCACTTGGTGTCGGGACGGATGTCACGGATGGGGTGTGGCGAGTGGCCAAGGATCAGACCAGGCGCCCAGGGCAGGTTCACCGGCGACTGCCGATGTGAGGAGAGCAGGCTACGCTGATGGCAGCCAAGGAAGGAGATCACCATGCCCTCCCCCACCAGATTCAACGTCCCGCGCACCCTCACGCCCGAGCAGATCGTCGAGAAGCTACGGCGCCGGCCATATGACCGGGCGGCATGGGAGGCAGCTGACCTCATCGAGGAGATGCTGGCAGAGCGGGAGGCGCAGGGAGAGCTGCGGCATTGAGGCGGCCATCCCTGGCCTTCGGAGATCATGCTGAGCTGTGACGTCGGCTGGCCTCCTTGGCGGCGGGCCCGTCGCGGGCTCGTAGACGCCTGACATCACGCTTTCAGCGTAGTGAGGAAGGCCCGGGCTCTATGTAGGAGATCGCCCCGACACGGCGTCGGCGATCTCTAGCAGCGAGGCGTCATCATTGACGGGGCTATTGACGCGACGGCTTACGGGCCAGTGCGTTAGGAGGGAATCGTCGAGATGATTAACCGTGTGACGGAGAACCTCGCGATGGGTCAGATGGGGATCGAGCCAAGGCTCGAGGCTAGCGTCGCTCAGGGCCAGCGGCATGCGGTCGTGGATCTCGGCGGCAGCACCGCGGGCGGGCTCAGTGAGAATCGCGCAGCCAGGATTGCCGTCAGCCCGGTGGGTCCAGATACCGGCCAGCCACAGAGGCTCGTGATCATTTCGGCACAAAAAGTGGGGCTGCTTGCCGTCGGGCAGCGTCAGCCACTCATACCAGCCGTCAGCCGGAATCAGGCAACGGTGCCGAGCGAACGAGGAACGGAAGTAGCGCGAGGTGGCCACGCCCTCGCTTTTGGCGTTAATCGGCTCCGGCGCCTTGCCGGTGGCCCAGTGCGGCCGGTAGCCCCACCACAGCTCGCCGAGCGCGAGTGGCGCGCCCTCCTCAAGATGCCACACAGCGGTGACCCAGGTCCCCGGGCACAAGTTGTAGCGCGGCGATGTCGTCAGCGGATCGAAGTCCTCGCCGAGGATGAGCCGGAGAGACCGCCTGATGCGGGGGATGTCGTAGAGGGCGAAGCGTCCGCACATGCCCACAGCATAGCGGAGCTTCCCATTTCCCTCCGTTATCCTTTCAAATCCGACACGCTATAGGCAGCTGCTAACCGGGGCAATACGGCCATCACTGGTCTCGGGAAATCAGGTAACTCCGGCTAGTCAGTGAGTCAGGTGGGAGCTTAGCCAAGATCGTATCTGGCATTTTGAGAGCCAACCCTTTGATGATACCTTTGCGCCGTGAAGCAACGCGACATGCGTGCGTTCAGCCCGAAAAAGCAATCAAACATTAGGCGACATAGTGTTAACCAAAAAACCTGGCATCTGGAACATCCAAACTCTCGCTGCAGCAGCCGCAATTACAATAAGCTCAATTTCTGGCGCAAACACAGGAAGCGAAAACCCCATATCAAGACTAGAAAAGAAAGTAACTGACATGTCTGCCGTACAGGAAGCACACTTCACCATCGTTGCTTTCACAGAAATAGCAGAAGACTTCTCCGAGCTAAAAAAAGACACGCCGGAAGACCTGTCCTGGGCTCTTAAGGTATTCGACGCAGGAAATTTAATCCTCCACACAATATCCACGGACCGAAACCCTTTCAGACAATGCTTTTGGCTTCGGCATAACAACATTGAGAGTTACATTCAAGGAAAGATCAGCTCAGGCACTAGACTTCAAGAAGAGGAAGAACGCACCAAAGACTGCATCCGAGAAGCAACAGAAGAACTTAATTCTCAACACGGTCAAAGTGCGCTAAATGAGAGCGAACTTTCTAGGGAAGATTACCAGTCAGCGCGTAACATCGTTGGTATAGCAAAATATGCTATGACTCAACACGAGTCCGAATGAAGGCTTCCTAGCGCGATTAAAGCCTCCCATTCCGCCACGCCACCACCCCATAGACAACGGCCAGCCCGCCCAGCACCAGGGCGAGGCGAGGGTCGTGCGGGTAGTGCCAGGCCGCCCACAGCGCCGGCAGGATCGGCAGCGCCTTGAGCACGGGCCAGCCCTGGCCGGTGTGGTCGATCAGCCAGCGGATCAGCGGATTGGCCTCGTGGCCGCGGCCGGTGGCGAGAAAACGGTGTGTGGTCACGGTGTCGGCGAGGCTGGCCAGCAGCAGCGCGAGCGCGGCGAGGTGGGTCAGGGTCATGGGATCTCCTCGAGCACGAAAAGGCCCGCCGGGTGGCGGGCCTTGGGTGGGGCGGGATCGGCGGGCGTCAGGCCCCCGCCAGCATGCCGAACATCGGCGTCGGTGTGACGGTGATCGGATTGCCGTCTTCGTCCTCGGACTCATACGGCGTGTAGTCATGAACGCTCTTGTACTTCGCATCCAAGTCCGGGTCGGCGAATACGACATCGAACAGCGCCTTGCCGGTGCCCGCGCCGGCATAGGGCGCCTCGGCCAGCACCTCGACTTCGGCCATGCCGCGCCAGGCTTCGACCTCGTCGTCGCGCAGGCGGGCGTAAACCAGCAGCCGATCGCCGTTGACCGCCGCCGGAGTGCGGGCGAAGCCGGTCACCTCGGGCGGCTGGACGATCGTGCCACTCTCGTCGCGCAGCAGCATCTCGGGATGCTCGGCGTCGAGATGGGCGACCAGGGCCGGAAAATCCGGCACGTAGAGGATGGCATCGGTCAATTGGCTCATGCGGTCAGGGCCTCCAGTTCAGCGGCAGACATGGCTCGGGGATAGTGCTCGAGGCGTTTTATGTGGACGGCCTGTTCGTTCGATGCGAACGGAGTTCCTCCCACATCCAGCCTTTTGCCCTGGCTAATGGACGGGCTGTTAATAGCGGATGTCGAGGTACCGCAGATCGCCAGTGTCGTGGCTGAACCGTTCCACGAAACGGACGTCTTGAACTCTTTCCCAGTCAATCCTGATATATCTTCGACAAGGTTATTATTAACCCAGAGATTGAATTTTCCAGGGGTCGTTGAGCCAGTAACTTCAAGAATTCCGGTCACAGAAAAAGGAGAAATTTGGGCCGCCCCGCTCTCGATAGCTTCTAGCAGACGATATTCAACAAAGAACGTGACTGCGCTTTGGTTTAGTTCTTCTCCTATCGTCCTCGATAGGTCATCCTTACTCCGCGTCACCGCACTCCCGTTGGTGGGGATATAAGAGGTGGGGAAGGCGGTTGCCTCTTCGGCAGAAACGTGCATCACTTCTAGGAGTTCTACAGGTTCGCTTTCTCCCGCCGTGCCAATATCAACACGGATCGAAACATCTTGGGAGTATTCAACCCCATCGTCTAGGGTGAGTGTGTACTCGAAGAACCCATCCCCTATGGCACGAGAAGAAACATTCCCCAAATCAATGCCGCTCACGCTATCGACATTCCCAGTATCTGTTTCTATAACAGCCCACCACCTCTCAGAGACGTTTGAGTCAATAGGAGCACCAATTCTTACAGTATCCGAACCATCGAATAAAAACCTGAGAACAAATTGCACTACCCTGCCAGATGCCGTACTACTAGAAAAAACACTTTGGTATCTGACCCATGATGCGCTCCCCGATTCAACACCTTCTAGGATGCTCAAGCTGGTGGTGGGGAGAGACGATTTAGATGCTGACGATGCTTCTTTGGAAATGTTAGTAGATTCCCACTCTCTCAAGTCATAGCTATATGGAACTAGATTCGTCCTGCTTTCCTCGACCAGCATCCCCAGCGCCTCACCCGTCACGGGATCATGATCGAAACGTGGTTCGTCCACAGCGGCAGTCTGGAGCACCCCGGCCACGTCGAAATAGGTCGCGGTACTGGCTCGGGAGAAGTCCAGCACCTCGTCGAAGCCATAGGCCTGGCTAACACCCTCAAGGGCAGAGCCTTGGCCGAACGCTTGATTCACGAAGTCCAGGCGCAGGCTCTCGCCGTTGTAGGGCCGCATGGAAAAGCTGCGGTTGAGTCGGGTGGTCTTCTCGTTGACGGCCTGGATCGCCGCCGCCAGCCCGTTCAGGCTAGGAAACGTATCGATGGGGTCGGCAACGCCGCCGTCATTGCGGTACAGCGTGAGGAAGCCCTCGGCGCTCGCGGCCGGCGTCTTGAAATACTGGCCATCGCCGGTGGCCGCAAGCCCCGCCGCGGTGTCGGCGTACACCTGGCCGGCCACGGCGGCGGCGTCCCGGGCGGCCTCGGCGTCGGTCTGGGCCTGCAGGGCCCCCGTCTCGGCGGCTTCCGCACCTGTCTGGGCCGTCTGCGCGGCGTCGCGGGCGTCGATCAGCTCCTGAGTACTGCCGATGCGCGCCTCGGCGTCGGCAAGGTGGCCCTCCACGGCGGTGCGGTCATCGGCCACTGCGGTGCGGTCCTGGCCGGTGGCTGTTCGGTCGAGCCCCGTCTGCTGCCGATCGGCGGCGGCCGCGGCGGCCTTACTGGCCGCGGTCTGTGACATGATCACCGCCTGCGACAGCGCCGGCACGAAACGCAGCCGGTGGCCACCGTTGGCCAGCCCGGTGGTCGGATCGGCGTCGTCGGTGACGGTAGAGCCATCGCCGCCCAGGGCGGTCGGGAATGTGACGCTGTTGGCCATCTATAGGATCTCCAGCAGGTTGAGAGACTGGGTATGGGTGGCGTGGTAGGGATGCTCGAGCGGGTCGAGCTGTCGCTGCCGGGCCAGGAAGGTACGCACGAAGTTCTCGGGACGCTCGGCCAGGCCGAACGCGTAGAGGATCTCGCCGGCGACACCCTCGGTGCGTTGCAGGCCATAGAGGCGCTGATAGGCCTCGGTCTCGCTCAGGTGCTCCAGCGACAGCGCCATGGTGCGGCGCTGCCGCTTGCGCTCGAAATACTCGGTACGATCGCCGGCCTCGGCGATGGTGTCGGCGTTGTCGAAGCCGTGGGCGATGCCGTAGGCGGCGTTATATTCCGGCTGCCAGGCATCGGCGACGATCACCCGACCGAGACGCAGGCAGCCGTCGGGATTGCCCTGGTCGAACAGCTCGACACGCACCGAGCGCGCCAGCTGCACGTCGTCGGAAAACACGGTGAGCAGCGGCGTATAGAGCTCGCGCGCCTCCTCGTCGAGGGTGCCGGCCCAGTAGTTGTCGTACTCCCACTCGAGCTGAGCGGTGGCGTAAACCGAGGGCCACGCCGCGCGCTGCCCGCTGTCCCACAGCAGCACGCTCTGGGCGGCATCGGCGTAGAGCCGCACCCGGCACTCGGCCGTGGCGCTCAGGTTGTGACGCGCCAGCGCCACGACCTGCACCGGCCGCACCTGCGGCAGCGCGACGTCGAACCAGGTGGCGGCGTGGCTGGCGTCGACGCTCTGGGCGCGCACCGCCAGCACCCGCTCCTGCACCAACGAAAGAGGCAGCTCCGTCTCGAAGCTGCCTCCGGTCAACGCGGCCTCGTCGATGCGATTCGGCCAGCACAATGTGATCTTGCCCGGGTCGAGCATCGTTACCCCCAGAGTTCCAGCGTGATGCGCCCGGTGCGGGCGTTGAATTCGCGGCCGATGATGCGCATCGGTCGCCCAGCGCCGTAGCCGAGGCGCGGCGTGGTGACGCGGATCACCTCACCGATCACCCGCTGGCGAGACTGCACCAGCCGGCCGTCCAGCGTGGCGCGGTCGCGGCGCACGCTGACCAGGTCGGCAACCCGTTCGGCCACCGCCTGGGCGTCGGCCAGCCGGCGCAGGTCGCTCTCGATGATCAGCTCGTCGGCCAGTGGATGGCGGTCGCGGGTCGCGGCACGCTCGGCGGTCGCGGTGCGATAGGCGCTGGCCAGTCGGGCCCGGCGATCGTCGCCGACGCTGCCGGCGAGATCGGTCTGGGTGGTCTCCACCCGGTCGGCGCGCACCGTGACGCGCCAGCCCGGCAGGCCGTTGTCGGCGGCGCCGGTGGCCGCCCGGCTGATGCTCTCGATCTGGTGATCGGCCAGCGTCGCCACCGGCGTGCCCGGCGCCTCGAGCAGCCGGGCGCGTAGCCCGCCATCGGCCTCGAGGCGCCAGTACCCCGCCACCGAGACGGCGAGGCGATCGAGCAGCGCCGAGGTCGTGGCGGCCTCGGTGAGGTAAATCCCCACCTCGCCCACCGCATCCAGCGCCGTGGCGTCGGCGGCCTCCAGCACCTGCCCCGCCTCGCTGGCGATGGCCGCCATCACCGCCCCGGCGCCGGTGGCGGCCGTGGTCGCGTCGGCCGTCACGGTGCCGGCCGGCGAGGCGCCGAGGCGCACATAGCCCTGGAACGCGCGGAACTCGCCGGCGGCCGGCGCCGTGCTCTCCAGCTCGGCGAGATCCGCATAGGCCCCGCCATCGGTGAGCGCCGCGCCCTGGTCATACACCGCCGACACGCTGCAATCGGCCCGGCTGCTGAGCTGATAGATCAGCCGCGAGGCGTTGACCATCACCGGCTCGGCGTTGCGCACGTCGCCATAGACGCGCGGCTTCACCTGGCCGGCGATGTCGTCCTCGCTGCCCTCGAGGCCGTCCGGCGCCACGTTGTCGCCGGCGTAGATCTCGTGAGGATGCGGCGTCTGCAGCAACGCCCCGGGCTCACGCAGGCGCACCACCACCTCCCGGGTCTCGAACGACAGCCCGGCCACGGTGCCGCGCAGCACCTCGACCTGCACGCCATTCTCGACCTGCGACAGCACCGCCGTGCGGCCGTCGACGGCGTAGTCGGCCAGGTAGTCGAGGCCGCCGTCGGCGTTGATCAGCGTCGTCTCGCCCACCCCGGAGCGGGAGACGTTGACCAGGTCTCCGGCAAACATGCCTTCCCGATACAGCCCGGGCTGGGCGATGCGTGGCCACCAGGGCAGCGCCGCCGGATCGTCGTAGGCGCCGTCGCTGAAGCGCAGCGTCTGCGGGGCGTCGTCGACGTCCCGGGCCTCGATGGTCAGCAGCCAGGTCATCGGGCGGTCTCCAGTCGTTGACGGTCATTGATGCGCTCGTTGCTGTCGGCCAGGCGCTCGAGCTGCGTGATCGAGCGCTGATGGCCGGCCTGGCTCACCCGCACGCCGGCGGCGGCGTGCTGATTGCCTTCCCTGAGCAGGCGCGCGTTTTCCTCACGCAGGGCCGCCACCTCGCGACGCAGGTCATTGACCGCCTCGACCACATCGCCCTGCCCCAACAGCGGCAGCGAGGGCACCGGCGGGGCCGGCAGCTCGGCACGAATGCCCAGCGAGCCCCCGGGGCCACGATGCAGCGGCATGATGGCCTCGGGCCCGGCCTCGCCCATCAGCCCCATATCGAACAGTGTGGGCTGATTGACGATCGAGTTGGTGAAGGCGCCGCCCTTGGCGAACGGCGCCGGCTCGCCCATCAGCGACTCATAGTCCGCGCGCAGCGCGTCGAGCCGGTCGCTCTCGATGCCGGGGATGTTGCCCTCGAGGTTGGACAGCTGACGGCGCAGCTCGGACAGCTCCTCGCGCCGGTCGCGGTAGTCGCTGGCGGCGTTGAAGATCTCGTCCCAGTCGTCGCGCCAAACCTTCTGCCGCCGCCCGTTTACGACCTGGTAGTAATAGTCGTAATCGCTGTCCCACATGCGCCGCTCCCAGCTGGGATTATTCACGGCGGTGTCGAACATCGCCTGATCGACGTAGCGATCGTAGGACGACGCGGATTTCTGGGTCGCGGCCAGGCTGTCTACCCGGGATTGCAGGTTGTCGCGCCGGTCGAGGGACTCCTCACGCACGGCCCGCAGGCGATCCTTCTCGACGCCGGCCTGGGTGCGCAGCTCAGAGGCCTTGCTCTCGCGCTCGATGCGCGCCGCTTCCTCCTGCGCCACGCCCAGGGCGTTGATCGACTCGCGCAGGCTCGACATGGTGCTGTTGAGCGTGACGAACTGGTCGGTGGTCGAGGTCATCTCCCCGACCAGCCGATTCAGCCGCTCGACCTGATCGGCGGCCCGCTCCTCGAGCGACTTGGTGTTGCCCTCTACGCCGCCGGTGGTGCGCTCCACCGCCTCCAGCGCCGTGATAGTGCCGTCGCCGTTGGCATCGAGCTGCTCGAAGATCTGCGCCAGCTGCTCGTCGCTGGCCAGGCCGCCAAACAGGCGCTCGAACTCGCCGTAATCGATCAGCTCGTCGGCGTTCAGATCGATGGTGTCGAACAGCGGCGAGACCGCGCCGGCGATGCCGCCGGGCAGCTCGGCCAGCGATGACTCGAGGGCGTCGCGCACCCCGTCGACGATGAACTGCTCGGCGCTGGTGGCCTCGGGCAGTGCCGCCAGCGCGTCGAGGATCTCGCCCTCGATCCGCTGCGCCCCGGTGCCGCTGGCGTAATAGGCCTCGCCGGCGGCCAGGTAGCGGTCGGCGTATTGGGTGATCGACTGCAGGGCCTCGCGGTCCCCGGCCTCGGCCATCGCCAGCTGCCGCGCGAACTGCTGCTGGGCGTTGTCGAGATTGACCGCGGGCGACTGGGCCGTGGCCTGCTGCTGATCGACCCACTCGCTGATGTTGCCCAGCATCCCGCCCAGCCACTCGCCGGCATCGGCCAGGGCGCTGGCGTACTGCTGCCCTGCCTCGGCCGCGGCGGCCTGCGCCTGGGCCTCGTCCTGCAGCGCCCAGATGCGTTCTTGGATGGGGCGAAGCGAGGCGTCCAGCGACGCCAGCTCGTCCTCGCGCTGCAGGGCCAGAATGCGCTCCTGATCCCCCATCAGCTCGAGCAGGTCGATGCGCTGCGCCGACGATTGATTGTCGAAGGCCTCCCAGGCACGACGCACCGCCTGCTCGGCGTCGGCCGCATTGCCCTGGGCCGTGGCCAGCGAGTCCTCCAGGGAATCGACGCCGTCCTCGGTGTCGCCCATGGTCTGCTGCAGCTGGTTGAAGCCGTCGACCATCCGCAGCAGCTGGGTATAGTTCTGGCGGCCGGCGCGGGTGTTGAGGTTCTGCGCCTCCACCAGGTCGCGGAACCCCTCGCGGGTTTCCGGCAGCGTCATGCCCAGGGCGCGGAACTCGGTACGCAGCTCGGCCTCGAGGCGAACCATGCGTTCCTGGTCGGAATACATGGCGCTGGTGTAGTTGGCCTGCAGCGACTGCAGGCCCTCCATCCCACCGGCCATCTCGGCCAGTGACGCCGCGGCCTCGTAGGCCGAGGCCCCGGTGGTGCGAAAGCGCAGATTGAGCGTCTCGGCGGAATCGCTGACGAAGGTGAAGGCCTGCCGTGCGGCCAGCGCTTGGGGCACCATCTCGTCGATCGTGCCGCCCAGCCCCCGCACGAAGCGCCCGAAATCGCCGCCCAGCTGATCCAGCACGCGGCCATAGCGCGACGTGAGACGGTCGGCGACCTGGTCGGGATGACTAGTCTCGCCGTAATGCCCCTGAGCGACCCGGCGCATATCGGCCAGCTCGGCCTCGCTGGTGGCCAGGCTGGCGAGCATGCTGTCGAGCTGGGCGATGCTGTCGATCAGCTGCTGGGCCTCATCGATGTCCCACAGGTCGGCCAGCTCCTTGGTGCCGTCCTCGTCGAAGCCAACGACGCCGAGGCCACCCCGGGCTCGGATACCCTTGTCCCAGCGCCCGCTATCGCCATAGGTGTTCTGCCCAGCGCGGACCATCGCGAGGTCGAGGTCCGAACCGCCGGAGCCGAACAGGCTATCCAGCACGCCGCCAATCGTGGAGCCGGCAAATGCGCCGATCGGACCACCGAAATAGGTGCCGATCGCGCCGCCTGCCGTGGCGCCCCAGGAAGAGTTCGCCTGCTTGTCGGTAATGGCGCCGCCTAGCTGCGAGCCGGCATAGCTGCCCAGCATCCCAGCGCCGGCCGACGCCAGGCCGGTCATACCGCTGAAGTTGGAGGTCGATCCACCCCACAGGCCGGACTGGCCCATGCCGCCGGTCGCGCTACCTGCCCAGCCACCGGCATAGGCGGTATTGCTGGCCCCGGTCCAGGCGATGTTGCCGAAACCCTGTTGGGCGGATGACCAAAGATTGCGGCCCATCGACAGCAGGCTGCCGGAACCGCCCAGGCCGCCACCGCCGGTCAGGCCGCCGAACATGCCGCCGCCCTGGCCACCAATGCCCAGCGCGCCCTGCATCTGCCCGGTGATACCCACCACAATCGGGCGCAGCGTGGCCTGGTAGGCCAGCTCGGCGAGCAGGCGCTTGAAGGCGTCCTCGAGCTGCGAGGCGAAGTCGCCGAACGAGTCGAACGCGCCCTGGAAGGCGTCGGCGAACGTCTCGTCGATGCGGTTGCTGGCCTGCTGAAAGGCATCGGCCATCGGGTCGGCGCGATCCGCGAGGTTGTCGACCTCCAGACCATAGGCCTCGGCAGCGGTCTGGTTGCTGCGGTAGCTGTTTTCGTGACGCTTGAGAGCAGCCTCGTAGCGCTGCTGACTGATCTCGCCACGCATGAGGGCGGCAGTCAGCGTGTCGACGCCCTCCCGGTACTCGCGCTGCTGCTTTTCCAGCGGGAACAGCTCGTCGAGAAGAGACTGAGCGGCCTCCTGCTGACGCTCGAGGGCCTTGGCGGCCTCCTCCCCGGCCTCGGTCTGGCTGGCGATGGTTTCGGTGTTGTGGTCGTTGGCGTCGCTGTTCGCGTCCGTGGCGGCGGTGCCGTTGACCACGACATCCGACCAGCGCCCCCACAGCTCGATGCGGCTCTCGTTGCGCTGCTGCTCGATACCGCGCAGCTTCTCCTGGGCCTCGGCCAGGGCGTTGATGCCGGCCACCTGATCGGAGAGGTTGCCCACCCCCGTCACGCTGTAACCGTCATCCTCGGCACGCAGTTTTGCGACTTCTTCGCGGGCTGCCGCCGCCTTGAGGGTCGCTTCCTCCAAGGAGGCATTCAGGGAAGCGAGCGATTGCCCCAGGTCCTGCCCGGACATCTCGTCCAGCTCTTCGCGGAAGCTCTCCAGCTCGTCCTCGGTAAGCCCGATGCGCTGCTGGGTCAGGCCCAGCTCGTCGCGGAACATATAGAGCAGGCCACCGGCGCCCACGAGCAGGCCGAGAGGGCCACCCACCAGCGCCAAGGCGCCCGACAGCCCCCTGGTTACGCGGGCCGCCACGCGCGCGGAGGCCGTGTAGCGCTGCTGTGCCACCGTGGTGGTGGTGATGGCGGTGCGATGCTTGGCGCTGGCCGCCACGGCGGCGCGGCGGCGCTGGTTGAGCCGTTCCAGGGCGGCCGTATGGGCATCGGTGCCGCGAGTGGCACGCTCCTCGGCCTGGGCGCGGCCCAGCATCCGCTTGGCCGCGTACCGCTCGGCCGCCGCGCGACGCTGGGCGTTCTGGGCTGCCAGCAGTTCGGCTTGCGCCGTGGTGGCGGCGGCGGTCTGCATCTGCCGCTCGGCGGCGATGCTCTGAAAGACTGACGTGGCATGCGCCGCATAGGCCCTGACCAGCCGCCCGCCGACCAGCACCGCCAGGCTTCCGCCGACCACCATCAAATCCTCAGCGATCTCATCGGCGCCGCCCATGGCGTCGACGAACTCGATGACGTTTTGCGTCGCGTCAGCCAGGCCCGGGCCAAGATCGGCAACCAGGGTGTTGGCCAGGCCCTGCGCCACGCCTTGCAGCCGGTCCATGGACTCCGCCGCTTCCACGGCACGCTGGATCTCCATTTCCCCCATGGCCACGCCAAGCTGCCGAGCCTCGACAGCATATTCCCGCAGCGCGGCGGCATTGTTCTCCAGCAACGACTGGAGCCGCACGGCATCGTCCCCGAGCGCCTCTAGGAAGGTCGTGCGCTCTGACGGCGACAGCGCCTGAAGAGACTCGCCGATCTTGAGCAATTGCTGGTCTGGTGACAGACGTAGCAGCTCCTCGATGTTGAGCCCCATCTGCTCGATGAGGTCGGCCGCTTCACCGCCACCCGTGCGCGCGAAGTCGCCGACCTTATCGCTGACATCTTTGAAGATGTCGCCCATCTTGTCGCCCTGGAGTCCCACCCGCTCGGCGGCGTATTGCCAAGCCTGGAGCTCCGTTGTGGAGGCGCCCAGCGACTGAGCCAGCGCATCCGTCTCGGCAATCATCTGCGCCTGCGCGGCCAGGTTATTCACCGCGAAGGCGCCGGCCAGCGCCGCACCCACGCTGACGGCCGCGCCGCGCAGCACGTCCAGCTCGCGACTGGTGTCGCCGGCAGCGTCGGTCACACTACCCAGCTGGCGGCCGGCCCGGTCGGCATCCTGACCAAAGCGCTTGGCCCGCTTACCGCCTCGTTCAAAGCCTTGGTTGAGCTGATCCAGCTCGTTCTCGGTGGCCTGGATGGCCTTGATGCCGCCGGAGGCATCACCGGTGATGATCAGGCCGGTTCGGTACTGGCGGGCCATATGGCTACCTCATCATTCGGGCACAAAAAAGCCCGCCGGGTGGCGGGCTTTGATGGTGATTGGGTGTCTCAGTAATAGAAGACGATGCCCGTTCTGCCCGGCCTCATCTCCACATAACGCTTCACCTGCTTCCAGTTGCGGTTCCTGAAGGTGAACTCGTTCAACCCATCAACCATGTTCAAGGCGATGTCGGGCTCAGATTCTACCTCCTTCCCATTGACGGCTAGCAGCGCATAACCTGCCCCGACATGACCGTAAAATGGGGAACTTTTTTCTACGGAATCAACCTTCAGCGTTGGGACAGAGTATTCGGCCGCATCCTCAACGTCCTCGCCTTGATCCACGTATTTGGCCTTGGAGGGCTCTTCGCTGCTTCTGCTGGTACTGGTGGCTTCGGCAGGCTCCTGCTTGGCACAGGCCAGCTGATCGCACGAGTTTTTGTAGATGCTGTTGACCATGCTGAACAAGACAGCAAACAGTACGCCCGCACCGGCTTGGCCGATTGCCGCCGCCCATACTGCGATGTTGGGCCCCGTGGTCCAGCTCACGTTGCCCAGGAGGTCACGCTCGGGAACGCGCATCGTTCCGAGTTGATTGATAAGGACCAAAGCGGCAATACAGGCCAGACCAGCAATCACCCATACTGCGGCCACCCAGCCGTCCCATCTGCTTCGATCTGGCGCACTCATATCCCTCTGCCTCCTTGCATATCATCAGAACACTGATCGTGTTCGAGCTTCGATAAAGAGTTCATACCCTCCCGCACGCTCTTATATACGGCTACGCAGTCACCCACTTCCAAGCCATCGAAGGCATTGAATAGCTGCGCCTGCCTTGTTGGAGCTACGGGCTTCACTAGATAGCTATAGGCTTCAAACGTATGCTCGCCAGGGTCGGCCAGCGCGGCGGCGGCGCCTACAATGACACCCCCGGCCAACGCCCCCAAACCGAGTCGGGACCATTCGCTTTCGGAGGCATCTCCTTCATAGTGTTGCACATGCTCGACGGTGCCAATCATCAACGGCGCGTTGGCCGATGCAGGATACTGTTTCCTTTCTAAGCCGCCGCACCCCGCCAGCACGAGGCAAGCACTAAGGGCGATCCAGCGCATGTTCGATGCCCTCGAAGACTGCGGAAGCGAACTCATCCTCATTGGTGCCTGTGATCTGGAATTTTGCGCGCTTCTCGGAGATCACGCTGACCCGACTGTCTGGCTCTAGGTCGATAACGCGCACCAGCCCCACCTCACCCCAGCTAAACGCACTCATGGACTTGGCGAACTCGATCGTATAGACGCTGCCCGACTCTGCGGCAGACGTCACATCCACATTCAGACCCTGCAGGCTCTCCAGCGCCAGGCGCTTCACCTGCGGATATGGCGCCTGATAATCCTTGGAAACTCCTGCGCTCAACGGCGCTTCACGCACAGAGCTAGATGTTGCGCACCCTGCCAGCATCAGGGCGGCAACGCCGATCATGGCCAGTTTCATCCTTGTCCCCTTGCGATGAGTTTTTTTGAGTTGCGGGAACAATGTAAACGATCAGCCAGCACTGATTGAAGACTCACGCATTCAGTAACTCCAACGCCCCCGCCTCCAGTTGCTGTAGCTGCTCGAGCATCCCCGCCATGTCCTCGACACCACGCATGCGCATCACGCTCTCCACGGCCAGATAGTCGAGGCCTTGGTAATGGGCGCCGCCCATGCCGGCGATGATCCGCCACTGAGTGCGGCAGGCCAGAAACAGCTCGAGGGCGGGATGGTGCTCCGCCCATATTTCGCAGCGTATTTCCTCGGGCGGGATCTCCGGCTGTGCAATGCCGAGTGCATTGGCATCGGCGGCCCGCGTGTCTTCCACCTGACCGGCACCCGCCCACCACCGGCCGGCGGCCCTCAGTTTTTTGCCGCGGCCTCGGCGCGGCCCTGCTGCGCGGCGAACCAGCTCATCACCAGCGGCCGGCGCACGTAGGCGGTGTCCATCAGCTGGTCGATGAGATCCTGGCTGAAGGGTACGTCGTTGCCCTTCTCATCGGTGATGCCCTCTAGGCCGAGCAGGTCCTGGGCGACCAGGGCGTCGTCGTCCAGCTCGCCGGCCCGCTGCTGCTCGATGATCGCCTGGCTCTCGCTGACGGTGTGCAGCTTCCAGCGCGCATGGATGGTGGAAGGCTTGTCATCACCGGGCGTATGCACGGTGACCGGTACGGTGATGTCGGGGATCGGCTTGAGAATGAAGCTCATGGCGTCGGGTCCTTGTCGTGGCGACGGCCAACACGCCGCCTACGGCGGCGCGGGCGGGTTACTTGAAGGTCAGAGTGACGTCGTTGTCATCGGCGCCAGTGGGCAGGAAGCGCAGGCCGATGTCGTAATGCATGATGCCCTGGTTATCCGTTGGCGAGAGGCTGTTGAGCTGCACCTGGTCGCCCTTGAGCTCGATGATGTTGCCGGCCGTCTGGCCATGGGTCAGCACCACCGGCACCAGGGTCACCCCGTTGTGGCTCTCCACTGCCGCGAAGTAGTCCTTGGTGGTCAGATCCGGCGCCTCGATGTTGGTGGAGCCCGTGGCCTGACGATCGGTGATCTGCACCGACTCGCAGTTGACCAGGCCGCGATATTCCACGGTATTGCCGATGTCGAGCGACAGCGAAGACATGCAGGCCTGGTGGCTATCGATGCTGGCCACGGTGTTCTGCTTGTTGATCGGCAGTTCATTTTCCTGCACCGCCTGCTCGGCGACGGACGCATCGCCCGCGGCCTCGGTCTTCTTGTAGAGGCCGGTGAAGTTGAACTCGATGTAGGGCAGCCCCTGGCTGTCGGCGGTGATCGAGAAGGTGCCGCGAGCGCCGCTGATATGCTGCATCTGGCCATCTTCCATCCACCACAGCTCCAGACTCTCCTGGCTGTCGCTGACGGGCTGGTAGACAACGTCGGTATCGACGTTGATGGTCTCGCTCATGCCGCAGGCACGCAGCAGCGGGCCGTACGCCGGTGCGGTGCCGGCCGTACCCGCGCCGGAAAGCGGGACGCGGATCTGCCGTTCGACGTAGGGGCCTGTGTTCACCTGCTCATAGGCGCCGAGGCCATCACGCATGCGCTCGCGTTCCACGGTGTTGCCGGCATAAGGGTTGCCGCCATCGAGCATCACCACCTCGAGGATGGTAGCGCCGGTCATGTCGGCACTGGCCTGGCCATAGGCGGCTTCGATCTTGGCCACGGCAAAGCGCTTCCGCCACTTTTTAGCCATCGTTCTGCTCCTTCACATCAGTGCTGGATTTCTTCGGCGCCGGCTTGGCGGCGGGCTTGGGGTCGGCCTTGGGCCGGGGATCGGGCGCGGGCTTGGTGCGTTCGACCAGCACGCGCTTGCCGTCACGGATCTCGTAACGGCCGCCGTGGTTGGGCATGAGAGCCTCCGTCGGAGTCAGGTGTAGATGAGGCGCTGGTAGCGGTAGAGCTCGCGCCAGAAGACCAGGCGGCCGGAGACGGCCACCCGTTGGCCGCCGGCATACTCCAGCGGTGAAACGGCGTCGTCGGCCTCGAGACCCAGTAGCGTGGCAAGGCATGCCTGCCGCTGCGCCTCGAGGTCGCCCTGCTCGGCCACCAGCGCCACGGCGATGTGTTCGTGGACTGTCTGGCGAACCTGGAAGGTGCCGATAGCGTTGGGCTCGGCATCGGCCTGCACCGGATGCACGAAGCCAGCCGGCAGCGCCGGGGTCTCGGTGGCCAGGCTGGTGGCCTGAAGCTCGAAGTGGGCACGGTACTGACGCGGGTCGAATTCGTAGTCGGTGGCGGCGTCGGTGATCTCCCAGCTCTCGAGGCCAGCATGTGCGGCCACCCGGGCGATCAGGTCATCGGTCATGGTGCGGAGCGGGTCGAAGGTCGGGTTGCGCAGACTGAGCACATAGGTATCGATGCGGCCAAGGCGATAGCCATCTACCTCGATGTCGCCTTGCCCTGCCAGGCTATACACGCCGTTGGTAAGCGGCGCATCGTTCGGGAGCTGCACCGGCCAGAGATCGCCGTCCACCACGGGAGCCACCAGGGTGAACAGCCCGGGCACCGTGTCGGCCCGACTGTGATCGGCGTCGCTGGAGCGCCAGGCGGTAACGCCGGCGGCGTTCAAGGCCGAGAGGATGGCGTCGATCATGTGCTGCCCCTTTTGCGATCGAGGTAGCGGCTAAGACCGTCGTAGAAACGGCTGGCGAAGCCTGACTGGGTTTGCTCCAGGGCCGGCGCCAGGAAGGGGTTAGCCTCCATATTCTCGGTGCCCTGCTCATGCCAGAGCCCTTTTCTGCCCTGCCAACGGCCATTGATGCGTCGGTTGGTGCCGACCAGCAGGGCGACGGTGTCGGGCTCGATGCCAAGCCGGGCCTTGGCTGTCTTGCTGATGGAGTGATGCCCCACCGCCCGGGCCAGGTCACCGGTATCGTGCGGCGCCAGCCGCTTGGCCAACTTCTTGGTGGGCGAAATGGAGCGCACTAGTCCGGCACGCACAGCCCCCTGCTGCAGCTTTCGCTGCAGGCTCGCCATGTCACGCCGGGCGGCGTCGTACCCTTCCCCGGCGACTTGCCATTCAAACCCACTCATGGACCATGACCTCCAGTTCACGGCGGCGGCCATCCACATCGAGTGGACGCCCCTCGATGCGGTAGATCAAACCGTTATGCTTGAGGCGCAGCGTCTTGCCCGTGGCATTCGCCACGTCTCGACGCCAGCGCATGCGGATACGCGCCGAGGTGTCGCTTTGGGCCTCCTGGGCGGCTAGCAGCAGGCGGCCGCTGAGGGGCTCGACGCTGGCCCAGATAGTGGGTCCGGTTGCCCATGCATCCGGCGTGGCACCGGAATCCGAACGGTCGCGCCAAAAGCCATCTTCCGCCCACTCGAATTCCCGGCGACCCCAGAATTCGAGAGTGACGCGGTGGCGAATCTTGCCGGAGCGCATGTCACTCCACCCGGCCGAACTTCTTCAGGCGCTCGTAGGTGCCGCGCGTCATAGGCACCGTCTCACCGGCCTCGTGGGGGCGACCGCCACTGGCCCAACGCACCTTGAGCTTGGCTTCGACCATGCCCGCCGAGGTGGCGCGCTCAGGCTTTCCGCTATCCTCCGACTGGTTGTTGCAGGACAGCGTCTCGCCTTGGGCATGCTCGGTATCGTCGGCCGGAGCTCCTTCGCCTCCCTCTCCGACCGGGGCTGGCTCTCGCTCGTCATCGGGCGCGATTTCGCCGGGCGCGTCCTGGCGTTCCTCGGCGGTCTCGCTGATGGCCGTCTCGGCGCCAGCTTCCGGCGGCACGGCGGCCTCTTCCGGTGAGGTAGCGGCGGTTTCGGCCGGCGCAGAAGTGCGCCGGCCGGCACGTGGCTTTGCGGGTGACTTGGCCATGGCGGCCTCCTCAATCGATGTGGAAGTGGCGGTAAGGGCTGATCAGCGCCTGCACCGCCATGGGCAATTCAGTGGCGATGGTGCCGAGAGCCACGGCCTCCCGGTTCTCGTACCAGTGGCCGATCAGCAACAGCATCGCGGTGGTCAGGTCATCGTCGAGCACCAGTGCGCTGTCATCGGCGTCGGTCGGGATCTCTTCCTTAGTGGCGAAGAGGTTCCGGCCGGTCTGGTGCTCCACCATCCGCCGGGCGGCGGTGGCGTAGGTGTCGAGCAGGGTGTCCTCCTCGACATCGTCCGACTCGAGCCGGACGTGCTGCTTGATGATGTCCAGCTCGAGCATCGTGGCTCCGGGGAGTCATGGGCCGCCAGCGGCGGCCTGGTGGATCAGGTGGCCGGGGCCTGCAGCGCCTTGATGGCGGCCAGGTCCTGCAGCACGCAGTCGAAGCGGTGGAAGGCGAGGAAGCCGGTCTGGTCGTACTCTGCGTAGCGCTCCACCAGGCGTTTCAGCACCATGTAGCGGACCCGGCGGATCACGAACTGCTGGAAGTCGCCGGCATACATGAACTTAGTGCTGGCACCAATGCTGGCGATGCCCTGGTCGACGAAGTACTCCTTGCCGAGCACGCTGGCCGGGGCAGCCCCAGCAACGGCCGGCAGCCACAGCGGGCGACCGTTGGCGTCTTCCATCTCGGTGAGCAGCTGCAGGGTGTTGTCGTTGAAGCCCAGGCGGAAGCTAGGCGCACGACGGTAAGCCGGATCCACGGAATGGATCAGCTTGTTCACTTCCTGCCAAGTGAAGTCGGACAGGGAAGCCGTGCTAACGGTGTTGGTCACCGAGGCCTGCAGGCCCTTGGGCTGCACCGGGGTGCCGGCACCGGAGCCCTGGACCAGGTACTTGGCCTCGCCTCGGCCGAGGCGCTGGCCGATGCGGCGAGCGAGGAAGCCCTGAATGTTGATGCCGCTGTCGTTGAGCAGCTCGTTCGACACCCGGATTACCTTGGAGCTGAGCTTCTTGGCGCCCAGGGTCTCCATCCCGAAGTCGACGTCGCCCTCGGAAGCTGCCGAGTTCTCGCCGAGCAGCTCGCCCTCCTCCGCGGTGCCGTCACTGGTCGGCCACTCGATGGCGTTACCGCGATCGGTGGTGATGACCTGGGACACGCCGGCCAGACCGCCGTAGTCCTTCATGGCCTCATGGACCTGGTTGAGGAGCTCGGTGGGAACGGTGTAGCCGCCCTTCTCGTCAGTGGATGTGCTTTGGGCGCGCATCTCGCGCAGAAGCTCGCGCTGCTCGGCGCTCATCTCGGCGGCGCCGTGGCGCAGGAAGGCGTCGAAGGCCTGGGAACGCTGCTCGTCTTTCGGAGGTGCGCCACGCTCTTCGGACTCGGCGCGGGCGCGCTGCTCTTCTTCGCTCTCCTCGACGAAGCGCTGGTCGGCGTCGCGAAGCTCTTCCTCGCGCTGGATCTTGTCGTTCAGGCCGTCGAGCTCGCCTTTCATGCGCTTCCACTCGGAGCGCTGCTCGTCGGTCCACTCGGCATCGCCGATGTTGTCGTGCAGCGCCCGCATGTCCTTGGCGACGGCGTTATAGCGCTGCTTCAGTTCGTGCAGTTTCATGATTGGCCCTCCGGGGCATTCAGGCATGGATCAGATCAAGGAAGCGCTCGCGGGCGCGGCGCTCATTGACGGCCTTGCGCACGAGGCCCTGGACCTCGTTGCAGCGGGCCTCGAGGGAGCGCGCGGCGGCGCCCGCATCCGGGTAGGCCGGGTAAGTCACCGGCGAGACATCGAGCAGACGACTGAAGCGCGTGATGGTGCGCACGATCAGGCCGTCATCCTCTTCCCGCCATTCGTCGCCGTCGGGCGCGACGCGAAAGGCGAAGCTGGATCCGGTGATGTCACCGCGGGAAAGCGGCGCCAGAACCAGGTCGCGCACGGACTGGGTGTCCGGCGGGGTGATCTCGTAGCGCAGACCCTCGGCATCGACGGAGAGCTCGAGGGTCTGCGAACGCGTGCGACCCAACACGAAGTTGGCGTCGTGGTTGAACAGGGCGCGGACGTCATCGCCGAGCACGTCGTCGAAGGCGCCCGGGGCGATCTCCTCCTTGAACATGCCCATGATCATCTCGCTACGCTTGTTGAAGACGGCGCCATGCCCGACGATCCGCGCGGGCTGGCCCTCCTCGCCTTCTTCGGCGCGCACTTCGGCGGCGAGCGCGCGCTTCTCGACTTCGCTCATGAGGTCGGCTCCTGGGAGTTGTCGGGTTGGCCAAGCTGGCTCGCCGGCTGGGCGTTGACGCTGACCAGCATTTCGCTGAGGCCATCGCGGGGGTTCATGTCCTCGAGGACACGGGCCTCGTTGCGGTCCATCCAGCCGTCGGTGATGGCGTAGTGGTAGAACTCCGCGCGCTCCTTGGCGGTACCGCGCAGCAGACCGGCGAGGTTGAACTTCGCGTAGTAGCCAGCGCGCCGCTCAGCGCGGGTGAAGATTCGACGGTTGATCTCCTGCTCCCAGTTCACGATCCACGGCATCATGGTGTGCCGGACGAACTGGATGGCCTGCTCGCTGATGTTCGAGAAGGTGGCCTTGTCCAGGTCGTTGATCATGTGCGCCGGCACGTTGAAGATGCCGGCGATCTCGGAGCGGTTGAGCTTACGGGTCTCGAGGAACTGGGCGTCTTCCGGCGGGATGGTGATCGACTTGTAGTCGAGCCCCACCGGCAGCATCAGCGTCTTGTTCTCCGACTGCTTGAGCTTGCCGACGGCGTTGTTCCAGGTGGTCTTGAGTCGCTCCCAGCTTTCCTTGTTGAGCGACTCCTTCACGGACACCAGGCCTGTCGGCCGGCCGCCTCCGGTGAAGAAGTCCTTGCCGTAGCGCTGGGCGGCCAGGCCGAGGCCGATGGTCTCGGCGTGCTGGCGGACCAGGCTCTTGCCGAGACGGCCGTCGGAGCCCAGGGCGCGAACGTGGATCATGTCCTCGAGCTGCACCGCCCGGCTCTCTTCGTCGTCCGGGGTGACGGCGTAGAGATAGCGGTTGCCGTTGCGGACCAGCTGCGTCTCCCAGGGCCGGCGGGTGACCAGCTCGCGGAGCTCGCCTCGGGGCGAACGCACAGCCTCGGTGTAGCCGTTGCCCCAGCCCAGCACATGGCCCTGCTTGGTCTCGCGCCACTTGTAGCTGGTCTGCCACTCGTTGGGCTCGTCGTGGAGCAACCAGTAGGCCGGGTGGTCCTTGGCGGCCTCGATGCTGTCGCCCTGCTTGCGCATCACGTGCAGCGGCAGCTGGGCGATGGACGACGACAGCACGTAGATACAGGCGTACACCGCCGAGAGGGTCAGCGCGCTCTGGTTGTTGACGCTGATGCCAGGGGCACCGTCGTCGATGTATTCGGCGAGGTTCTGGCCGGTCAACGGCTCATCGGGGTTCTCCAGGGATCGGCCCTCGGTTCCCGGCGAGAACAGGGAGTCGAGGATCATGCGGCATCCCCCTTGGCGGCGGCGCGCTTGACGGCCCGGGCGCCTGCCAGCGCCAGCACCAGGAGCAGCCCGCCCGAGGTGATCAGGGCGTCCGCCAGGCCGAAGCGCAGATAGAGGCCATAGGTCATCGCCCCGAAGCCGGCCAGGCCCAGGGTGTCGAACAGGAAGTGGCGCATCACATCACCAGGACGTCGTCGTCGGAAAGGGAGTCGAGCACGCTGTCGCCCTGCTGGGCCGCGGCCATGGCGCGACCGATGGCCATGATCAAGGCCACCGCGCCGTCGATCTTGTTGTGGTCGCCCTGCTTGATAGGGCGCACTACGTCGTCATTCCCCGGCAGGTGCTTGCCCACCACGTTGCCGATGCACCAGGTCATGATCGGATTGCCGTCGTGATGGAAGCGCCCGGAAACGATGGCCGCCTCCAGCTCCTTCATCGGGTCTGACATGTTGGTGTAGTTCTGCACCGTGGTGATCGGCGTCAGCCCCTCGTCGTCCAGCTGATGGGAGAGGTTGGCGGCGCCGTGCGGGTCGATGGGCGACTCGCTGGCCGGGGTCTCGAGGTTGGCCTCCTTGGCGCACTCGAGGATCTCGCGGTAATCCACCTCGCTGCCCTCGGTGGGATCGAGGATCTTGGCCTCGATCCAGCCCTGATAGAGCTCGCCGAGGCGTCGATCGTCGTTGTCGAAGGCGGTGTCCTCAGGCACCCAGAACCGCGGGCCGACGCAGTAGTAGTGGACCTTGCCGTCGATGACCCGGCTGAAAAGCCGGGCCATGGAGTTCATGTCTAGCTTTCGCGCCAGGTCGAAAGCCAGCACGCAGTCTTCGCCGCGGAACTGCTCGATGGAGAGCGACGGATCCTCGCTGGCCCGCCAGGCCTCCATGTTGAAGTACCCTTCCTTGGAGGTGACCCAGACGTTGAGGTGCTTGACCTTGAACTGGTTGGCGTAACGGGCGCGGGCCACTGCCCTGGCCTGCTGGCTGCGCAGATAGTCCAGCTTCACCGACACGCCGATGTTCGGGTTCGCCTTGAAGAGCGAGGCCTCGCTGGTCCAGTCGTCGCCCTTGTCGATCGTGTAGATGATCCCGAAAAGCTCCTCGTCCCGGGTCACCCCGTCGAGCATCTCGGTGACTCGCTCGCGCATCTCGTGGCAGGGCCCGGAGACGTCGTAACCGGCGGTGGTGATCACCCACATCAACGGCTGAGTCCGGGCACCCATGCCGGTGATCATGGTGTCGTAGAGCCGCGAGTCATGGTGCTCGTGGTACTCGTCGACGATGGCGAACGAGGGACTGGAACCGTCGCCCGGATCGCCAATCACCGGCTCGAACACGCTGCCGTCGGTACGCTCGAGCTTCTTGGCCCAGGCCACCAGGCCGAACTTCTTGCGCAGATTGGGCAGCTTCTTGGCCATCTTCATGGCCGGCCGAAACACCTCCCAGGCCTGCTTTTCGCTGGTCGCCCCGCAGTAGACCTCGGCGCCGTACTCGTTGTCGGCACAGAAAGCGTAGAGGCCAGCGCCGGCGGCGATGATCGACTTGCCGTTCTTGCGCGGCACCTCGATGTAAACCTCGCGGAATCGGCGGGCCTTGTCCTTCTTGCGGACCCAGCCGAACGCCACCGCGAACATGAACTGCTGCCAGGGCTCAAGCTCAATCCGCTTGGAGCCACGGGCCCATTCGCCCTTGGTGTGGGGCAGCAGCTGGATGAACTTGCAGACCCGGTCGGCGATGTCTCGGTCGAAGCGGTAGGGGTAGCTCTTGGCCTTGGCGGCCTTGAGGTCATCCAGGTGCCGCGCACAGGCGGCTTTCACATAACTGCAGGCGACGATCCGGCCGCCCACCACATCGCGCGCATACTTCTGCGCCGCATTCACGTTCGGGTAGGCGGCCATGGATCAGAACTCGTCGAATTCGTTGCCCTCGTTATTCTCGCCGTCGTTATTACCGCCGCCGAGCATGCGGATCCGGGTCAGCGGGTCCAGCCCCAGTAGCGAGCCGGTGCGGGTCAGCTGAGCGATGCAGTCGTTGCGCACCGCGACATAGGGGCTCTTCTTGATGCTCCCGTCGGCGGTGGGCACCGTCATGCCCTGGGCGGCAATCTCCTGCTCGGCCTGGAGCATGTAGGCGAAGCTGTTGCAGTAGGCGATCAGCAGCGGCGCGTCCTCGAGCTCGAAGGTCCCGCGCTCGATCAGGATCTTGGACTGGGTCTTCCAGATGCGAACGGCCGTCGCATCGATCAGGTCATCCGGCGGCGCGATGCGGGTCAGCGAGCTCTGATGCTGCTGGCTGGTCTTGCGCTTTCGGCCCCCACCAGAGGCCCGAACCGGTGCAGCGTTGCTCATCGGGCCCCTCCAGAAAAACTTTCGTTATTTCTCATGCATAAAAAATTGACTGCGAGTGCGGTCTCGCCGGTGTCAGGCCTCAGGGATTTGACCACCCCCTTCCCCTGAGCCACCCCGCTTGCGGCCCCGCTGGGCCTCCTGCTGGGTCTTCGCCTTGTGGCACAGGCGGCACAGCGCCTCGAGGTTGTCGGGGCTGTCAGAGCCTCCCTCGGCCTTGTTGACGATGTGGTCGACGACATCGGCCGGCGTGACACGGCCCCGACGCCGACAGGCCTGGCAGAGCCAGCGGTCACGCGCCATGACCAGTTGACGCAGTTTTCGCCAGCGCGAGCCGTAGCCACGCTTGGCAGCCGACTTGCTGCCCTGATGGCGAGTCCAACCTTCCTGCAGGTGTGCATGCTCCTTGCAGTAACCATGGCGTTCACGTGTAAGCTGCCGACACAACCTCGATCGACAGGGATGCGGGGATCGTAGTGGCATAATCTTTAAAGGAGCTCCGATATGGACGAGGATCTTAAAAGGAAACTTGAAGAAATCTCAAAGATAAACAATCGCATTCATGAACGCATTCCCCGGTGGTCAGAAGACTTCACAAGAAGAATGAACGAGATCCATGAAACATTGCGCCCATTTGGAGAAACTGCACGTCTTGCAACCGAGAACTTAAACCCCATTGCAGATGCAGTCGCGCCATTATTTGAAAGACTTCAAGAAATAATATCCGTCATCCCCGATGACATAGAAGAACTGCAAGGCAACCACAAAACCAGATTTGAACTTCTCTCCCATAACGGATGGTTTGCAGACTTCGAAGCGCCCCTTGGACAGCTATTCCAACAAACCAAAAGATACCAAGAGCTCTGTGAAACCGAGGGTAAAAAAAACGCAGACCTTTATTTAACCCAGCATTTCGAAGATGTAATGAGAGAATTCTCAAACAGCAACCCTAACGAAATACCAAGCTCACGAATGAGCATAATATCTGAGGCAATTGATGCACATGAACAAGGGAAATATTCACTTTCCGCCCCAATTTTCTTGATGCAAGCGGACGGCTACTCAAAAGATAAGCACGGCTATCCCATATGGGGGCAAAGAGAATCTCTGTTTTCAGTTGCTAAAAATAGAAACGATAACGGAATGTATCTTAGCGCACTGCTGCAACCTATGTTAAGCACAAAAAACCCCATAGTTGTAAGCACACGCCACAATCAGGATATTGACATACCAGAACACATCATAAATCGACACTTGGTGCTTCATGGAGAATCAACCACATATGGCACACGTGAGAACTCAGCAAGGGCTTTCTCATTCATGTGGTACTGCATGTTCTTTATGAATTCATTTTTCCATGACCAAGAAAGCTACGAATAACAATACAGCTCATACTAGAGGCCATATTACCAATGCGAACGAATTGAGCTTAGCGAATTCAAAAAACTCGCCGGGCGTTGTCCCGCCTGGCGAGCCTTATCCTTCGAACGCTCCCGAACATTGATGCCCAAGGCAGCGCCCATCGTGCCAACGATCCATACCAGCATTCCGCTGAATTCAGGATCGGTGACCACCGTCGGATCTTGCGCGATTGTGTAAGCTAGAACGCCGGCAATAGAGCCAAGAGAGCCGCAAAATATCCATCCAAGTCCCGGACGCCATCCAGACTTGAACCAGCCATCAGCTTGAAGCTCGGCCCGCATTGTCTTCTGGGTCTCTACTAGGCGCGCGGTCTTCTCAGCAGCGTCAGCGGCCTCGGCATCGATCCGCATCTTCTCCAGCTCGCGGCGATGCTCGTTGTTGAGCCGGATCAGCTCCGCCCGCTTCTCCTCGTCCTGAGTCGCTGCTACCAGACCGGCCGGGCTGTCCTCGACTCCCAGAGCGCTTGTGACCATACGCGCGGCGCCAGCCGTGACACCGCCCGCTGAAGGACCGCCGATGGCAGTGGCCACAGCGGGCGCGTACTTGGCGATCTCGGTAACTGCGTCTTTCCAGTCCATCATTGCGCCCCTGTAGTTAGCAGGTCGGCCAGCACCTTGCCGACAGTGGATGCCGCGGCGCCGAGCAGCAGCATGGCGACGGAAGCCAAGGCGGCCCACCGCCCCATCAAGGTTCGGTGCTGCTGCTTGCCGGTCTTGCTGGCGACGGCCACCTGCAGCTCAAGCTCGCGGATGCGGTCGCTGTGATCATCTACCCGGGCCTCGAGCTTGCCCATCTCGGTGGCGTGGGTGTTCTGCCGTTCCTCCATTCGCGTCAGGCGATCGAGGATCTGCGCATTCAGCTGGCGAAGGTCACCGATGGATGTCTCGATCCGGTCGAGCTGCGATCCGCTCTGAGTCACTTCCGACATGCTCACGCGACCCCCTTGCCAGATCGCGGCACGCACACGGCGTCGACCAGCACTTGGGCCACCTGCTCGACTACCTCGTCGAGGTTGTCGCGATAGCTGGCCAGATCGTCAGGGTTCGTGATGAAGAACAGCTCCAGGATGATGCCGCCGGCGCGCACGAAAGCCAGGCGGCTGTGCTGACCGCTGCCCTCGCCCTTGGCGCCGCGGTTATCGATGCCCAGGACGCCCGATACGGCACAGCACAGGTCACTGCCCAACGCCGCATCCTCGCCCGAGCTGAGCGTCTCGACGCCAGTCGCACCGGGCAAGCGGAAGGCATTGCAGTGGAACTCCACCGCCACGTCGTGCCGTTTGGCCATCTCGCACGCCTGGCGCAGCGGCAGGTTCTTCCCGGGCTTGCCGTCACGCGCCAGCACCACCGTGTCGGCCAGGCGGTCATAGAGGCGATCGCGGAAGTCGAGCACGACATCGGCCTCAGTCAGGCCATTACCGGCAGCGCCAGGATCAGACATAGAATGGCCGGCGCTGATGAACAGCGTCTGGGTCTGGAGCGCCATCATCATGCACCTCGGGGGATAGGGAGCCGCCCACGGGAGTGGATGCTCGAGGGGACGGCGAGCATCGGGCGGCACAAACGGAAGCGCCCCGGCGGGAAAGCCCGCCAGGGCGCAGTATTCGACAATGACGATAGAGTAGCTAACCAGTTACCAAAGCGCAAGATGTTGTGCTTTTCCTGTTAATTCTGTGGATAACTATATCCACCATTCGGCCACGTGCCTGAGTGGCCGCCTTGCGCATCGATCCCGCCGACAGGAACCGGCAACCACCACCCGGCGCGAAGCCGAGACGCTGTAGCGTCCATACCTGGCGAGACGGATGCACCAGCTGCTGGCTGGTCAGCTCCCGGCGCTCGTCACGGGGCGCCGCAGCCCTGGCCACCATCCGGGTACACATCAGCACCGCCGCCGCCTGATGCTCGGTCAGACCGCCCACCAGGGCATGAGCCGCCAGCGCCAGCTCACTCTCATAGCAGTAGCGAGTCGCCGCCTCGGCCATATGGTCAATCGCGCCCGTGGTCTCGCCTCGCCCTTCGCCTATCCCCGCCACCGGCGACACGGGGGCGAAACCTTCATTGGCGTGCCGGCGGCCCAACCGCCATTCCGCTTCGATCTCCATCAACTCGGCCACCAACGCCCGAGCCGCCTCATGGCTCCGCGCCTCCTCGGGACCCAGCACTCTCATCACCTCCTCGAGCTGGCGGACCGACATGCGCGACAGGTCCCCGCCGACCAGTTGGCTCGTTCGCATCACTTCCTCCAGTTCGTCCCTGCCTCGATTCGTCGCACCGGGCCAGCCACCTGCGTCGGCGGCAGCGCCATGTACTCCCGCAACACCTGTCGGGCTTCCTCGAGCCCCTGCGCCAGCACGGCGCCATATCCCCGCTCATCCGCCAGCGCCAGCCAGTCGATCTGCGAGGGAGCTACCGCGGCATGGTTGGGCGGCGTCGCCTTGAACTCGAGGTAAAGCCCATGCAGACCGCCGCGCGCCTCCATCACCACCAAATCGGACACGCCAGCCTTCACGCCCTGGCGCTTCAGATCAGCGCCGGTCTTCTTGCTGCGCTGGCCACCGTTGGGCACGTGGTAGATGACCGGATATGCCTGCCCCACTTCGGTGCCGCGCTGCCACTCCCCGTAGAGCCACAGGATCAGTCCCTTCTGCTCGTTGCCTTCGTGGTCGACACGTGGAGCCGCGGGCCTGCCTGCCCCGTTGCCGCCCAGCGCCGGCGCGTTGAGCGACCGTTCCCGCCAGGTGCGCTTGCGGCGTACCGGGCGCGCCTTGCTGCCAGTAGTCATAGGCGCCGCTCCTGCTGCTGTGGCTGTGCCGCGGCTTTATCCCCCACAGGGGATATTTTGCGACTATCCCCTAGAGGGGATACGGACCGGAGCTGCTGCCGCTCCCAGCGCTGGTAGTCGGCGACGATACGGTCGAACATCGCCCGCGCCTCGTCGCTGTGATCGATCTCGGCCCGGCTGCCGACGCCACAGGCACGCCGGATGGCATCGGCGGCGTCCTGCTCTGCGTGGGTACCGTCCGGCAGATCGGCAAGGCTCAGCCGGTTACGGCGCCGCTGGGTGTGGTCGAGATAGAGGCGGAAGCGCGCGTTCTGGCACAGCATCGCCGCGCGTCGAGCCTGTTGGCCGCCCTTCATGTCTGCGGCTTGATTCACTGACTGCCCTCCTCTTTTAGCGCCAGCACCTGCCGCGCCGGTTTGCCCGCGGTACCCACCACCTCGATCTCGCCCCGATCGAGCAGCTCATGGCAGCGCGGACACACGGTCTGGATCTGCAGCCCGGTATGCTCGACCAGGTCGCCCCGGGTGCTGGGGCCATGCTGTCGCAGAGCCTCGAGCACCATCCGGTGCTGCTGGTTGGCACGCCCAGAACGACGAACCTCGGCGAAGGCCTCGCGGCTTACCTCATTGCCTGACGGCTGCATCACTGCGCCCATGGTCATGCCCTCCCCAGTGCGGCTTTCAGGGACCGGAGCCCCTGATCGGCGTTCATGCTGTGCGGCAGGCCGGCCTCGGCCACTCGCTGCTGTGCTGCCTCGTGCCCGGTGCGCTCGGCCAACTCGGCGCGGCTGCGCTGGCCGTCGTACCCCAGCGCGGCCCGTGGGCGAAGGCTCTCGCCGCGGGCCACCCGCTCTACCACGCAGTCGCGATTGCTGCTGGCGTAGTAGTGGGCGAACTGCCGGCGGTGCTCGGCCAGCTGGTGATAGCTCGCGCTGCGCAGGTTGTGCAGGTCCACGTGCTCGGCGGCGGCGGCCACAGCGTCGTGGAGGTACGGCTGGCCGGCAAATGCGTGGTCCTGCACATTGCGCCAGGCCTCCTCGAGACGCGGCAGGCCCAGCGGCTCCGGGCGCAGGCGGCAGCTCTTGGCGAAGAGCATCGCGCTGTCCGGCGGCCATGCAGTGCGCCCCTCGGCCACGGCAGTGGCGGCGGCATCGTTCAGGGCGGCCAGCCCGCAGGTTACGTGGACCTCGCTCAGGTGCTGCAGGGCCCGCAGCCACTCGCCGGTGGCGTCGAACGACACCCAGGCGCCCTGAAGCTCTTGGCCCCATCCCGCCTCGATGCAGCGGCGGCGCCAGTGGCCCCCGTACAGTTGGCCCAGGGCGTCGAACAGCCAGTCGATGGTGGCCTCAGTGACCGAGCTCATACTCCCCGTCGAGGATCTCGCCCCCTGGCGATCCCGCTGCTTGTTCGCGGCGCTGCTGCTCAGCGAGGCGACGAGCGTCCGCGGCGCTGAGGCCGGGGCGTTGCTGGGTCTGAGCATGTCCTGTGCGTTTACCATGGCGGCGTCCTCCGTTGGCGTTTCCGGCGTTGGGCTGGGGCTTGTGGCGATTCTCGGCGATCCACTTGGCCAGGCGTTCGTGCCAGCCCTGGGCGGTACGGCGCTCGTTGGGCTTCTCGGCGAAGTGGGCGGTGAAGTCCGCCAGGGTGGCGGCATCCGGCTGGGTGTCGGTCGGCAGGCGGCGGCGCAGGCAGGCGGCTGCCAGCTGGGCGGCGTCGGGCTGCCAGTCGTAGGTCATCGGCTGCTGGCGGGGTGCCTCGCCAGCGCTGGACGGCTGGCCATCGTCATCGCGGCCGATGGCCTGACCGAACATCGGTGCTCACCGCCCGCGCCAGAGGGAGAGGGGGTAGGATCATTGGTACCCTGATTCGTCGGAGATTTTTCCGACCCTGGCTCGGAGATTTTTCCGACCTGGCTCGGAGATTTTTCCGGGGTCGGATTTTTTTCCGACCCTTGCACCCGGTTCCAGGCGATGGCCTTTTCGGTCAGGCGGATATACGTCTTGTTGTCGCAGCTGGTCATCACGATCAGCCCGGCCTTCGCCAGCTGCTTCATCAGGCGATAGGCGGTATCCGGCTTGTCGGTCAGCAGCGGCAGCTCGTCGACCACCTTGGTCTTGCTAATGTTGAAGAACGTCTGGCCGTCGATCTGGCGCGCCTGCGCCCAGGTCGGCACCTGATGCAGGAACGCGAACAGCATCGCCTGTTGAGCGTTGAGGCCCCATTCCAGGGCCCGGGTCTGATTGATAGCGACGAGGAACTGCATCAGTCGCCCCTTCTCTCGATCTGCGCCAGCTCAGCCTGATAGGCCTCGACCAGCTGCGCGTGGTGGATCCAGTGTTCGACGACCCGCTCGCGGGCGTCGTCGTCTTTCTGTTCGGCTTCCACCAGCGCCAGCAGCGTCCCCATGGCATGATGGAACTGTGCCCGGGCGCGGGCTTCACTGGCCGGCCCCAGGTCATGCAGTGCGCCCTCGACGGCAAGACCAAGGCTGGCCACCTCGAGGATCAGGTCGGTGCGTGAGCTATTCTCGTAGCTCGGCAGCATCAATGCGGCGGTCATCTCGTCCCCTTGTCCTGTATGGCTATCCACCCCGGTCAGGCGGTCGTCAGCATCTCCCGGCCGGGGGTAAGCTTTGGGGCATGGGAAGAGATCAGCTCCGGCCAAAGCACATGCCAATCATTCGGCCGGAGTGACTTGCGAGTTGCCGCACCGTCAGAAGCCACTTCGACACGCACAGCGATCTCCGGGGATGCCGGCTTATGGCCATAGGCGATCTGCTTGAGGTAGGCACGCGTGGTACCAGTGGCGGAAACCTGCTTATCGCTGGCGCTTCTGATCCAGCGAAGCAGGCATTCATGGCGGATTTTCATGGGCAGCTCCTGTGATTGATGCCCAAAGAATTACCCATGGGTAACCTTTCAGTCAATACCCGAGGGTAATTTACCTATGAGTAACAGTGCCCGAATATACCCACATGAATATCGCCGACCGTCGCCGTGACAATCTGAAGGCCCTCCTCAATGACCGGTTTGAGGGGAAGAGAGCCGCTCTGGCGCACGCCATCGAGCGCGAGCCGAGCTATATCTCACGCTGTTTGAGCGACAAGGCTCACAGGAAGAAGATCGGCGAGGACTTCGCGCGACATATCGAGAAGGCGCTGGGATTGGCGCAGGGCTGGCTGGACAGGGAGCCCGACACGGCAACAGCCTCCAATGTCCAAGAAGCGCCGCAGCCGATTCGCTACCACCGCTACCCAGTGATCAGCCGCGTGCAGGCTGGAGCCTGGACGGAGTGCGTCACGCCCTATGAGCCAGGCGCAGAGCCTCACGAGGAATCCACCGACTACCGCGCACAGGGCCGCGCATTCTGGCTCGAGGTGCAAGGTGACTCGATGACAGCCCCAGCAGGCAGCCGGCCCAGCGTGCCCGAGGGCACCCTGGTGCTGTTCGACACCGGCATCGAGGCCGTACCGGGCAAGCTGGTTGCCGCCCTGCTGGCCGACAGCAACGAGGCCACCTTCAAGCAGCTGATCGAAGACGGCGGCCAGCGCTTCCTCAAGGCCCTGAACCCCGCCTATCCGCTGATTCCCATCAACGGCAACTGCCGGATCCTGGGCGTGGCCGTGGAAGCCAAGACTCGGCTATAGCGTTTGCCAACGACTACCCAGCACTGTGATTCACGAAGACCAAGGATCGGCCTATGCCTCACCCCCGCTATGTGGAAGCCGCCGAGATCTCCCATCGATCGGCCCAGGGCACCCTTCGGCCTTTCTTCGTGCGCGATACGCAGGGCGACATGTACGTGGTCAAAGGTGTCGATGGTGCGGGTGCGAAGGCTCTTACTGCCGAGCTGCTGTGTGCTGAGCTGGGACGCCGCTGCGGCCTACCCATTGCCGACTACGCCTTGATGACCTTCCCTCGCGGTATGCTGGAGTTCTCGACGATCGACGGCGCGAGCGAGCTCGAGGGTGGCCCCGCCTTCGCTTCGAAGGTGGTGCCCTACTGTCGGGAGCTGACGTACGAACAGCTGGCCGAGGTCCCCACGGAGCTTCAGCAGCGTGTGCTACTGTTCGATATGTGGGTCTGTAACGATGATCGGAACCTCAGCGACCAAGGCGGCAACGTCAACCTGCTGCTCGATGCCGATGGCGAGCTGGTCGTGATCGACCACAATCTCGCTTTCGATCCCATTGACCCGCTGATCGGTGAAGCCAGTTTCAACCGCCATGTCTTCCAGGCCCAACGCCACGCGCTGCACGACCTAGAGGTCTGGGCGCGCCACACGGAAGCACTTGACAGCGCGCTAGCAGATTGGGATACGATCACCGACTTTTTGCCCGAGGAATGGGTCTACAGGGACCCCGACGATCCAGACACCGAGTTTCTGCCCACGCTCGCGGATCGTTATGCCTGGCTACAGCGGCTGCATGAGCCGACCTTCTGGAGAGACCTATGAGCACCATCATCTGCAACTATGCGGTGCTGCGCTTCCAGCCCTACCCGGAGACAGGTGAGTTCGCCAACCTGGGTATCGTCATGCTCTGCAACAACGGCGAGTTCCTGCAGCTCTCCGAAACGCGCCAGCGCCAGCGGGTCACCCACTTCTTCGACAAACTGCCGTCCACGGTTTTCACCAGGGCGCGCCGGGAGTTCCTCCAGGAGCTGAGGCGTGTCGTCAAGCTGGGGCACGACCACAAGGACGACCCAGCTATGCAGCGGCGCATCTTCCAGCACCTGGTCGAGCCGCGCGAGACCATGTTCCGGTTCAGCCGGCCCGGCACCATCGCCACGGACGATCCACATAAGGCGTTGGAAGACCTGTTCATGCGCTACGTGCATCACGACTTCAGCCAGAAGCCGAACGACGAGGCACAGCTGACCACCCGGGTTACACAGTGGTTGCGCAGCTTCAAGAATCGCCGTTATGCCGAGCGCACGCTGGGAAGCGAGCTGCTGAAGGTGAAGTTCCCCCTTGTTTGGGAGGAGGCCGGCGCCGCCCGGCAGGCCGTCAAGCCCATCAGCTTCGACCTCGAGGATTCCACCAGCATCATCGAGAAGGGCGACAAGTGGGAAAAGCGCATGCGTCGCCTGCGTGATGACCAGCAGGCTCCAGCAGATACTGTCTTTATCTGCCATGCGCCTCAGGTGAAATCTGGCCCCCGTTTACGGGCTTATCAGGAGATCTATCACGAACTGACCGGCACCGGCTTGGTTCGAATAGTGCCCGACACCCTTGGCCAGGCCGGTGTATTGAAGGCCATCGACGAATCGCCGGCATTGCACTGACGCCGCCGCGCAAGACAACAGACCCGCCCTCAAGGCGGGTTTTTTGTAAGACATCTCTTACAGAACCTCGACAGCCGGCTATGCCAAACTCTCCTTTGTTTCACACGCAGGGAACCAAGGGAGAAAAACATGTCCGAGGGAGCCATCGTCCTCCTCATCACTCTGGCGCTGATACTGTCGGGTTGGTTGACCGCCTTCGCCTTCCGGCGCAAGGCCAAGCGCCTCGCACAGGAGGCTGAGCAGGTCCGTCAGTCCGTCGCGCATCTTTGGCAATACGAGGAGGTACACGACGCCAGCGAACGCGCCAAGGAGTTGGTCAGCCGGGCAGAAAGCGAAGCCAGCCAGACACGACAGCGTGCCGAAGAAATCAAACGACTTGCCCAGCAGTCAGCTGAACAACTGCTCGCTGAAGGCGAGCAGGACAAGCGCGAGCACATCAAGGAGGGCAAGGCTAAGCGCCAAGAGGCCAGCGAACAGGCTTCCGCCATTCTCGCCAAAGCCGACGCGGATGCGACACGGATCATCTCCGATGCGCGTCAGCAGGCCGAGGAAACCGCTGGCAACGCTCTGAAAGCCGTCGAGGACGCCAAGCTCTACGAGAAGACGGCGAAGGCCATGCGCAACGTCATCGAGGGCTACCACGACGACTACATCGTGCCCAACACCAGCCTGCTGGATGACCTGGCCGAGGACTTCTCACACAAAGCAGCCGGCGAGAAGCTCAAGCAGGCCCGCAAGCACAGTCGCGACATGGCCAAGAACGGTCGTGCCGGCGACTGCGACTACAAGGAGGCCACGCGGCGCTCCTTCGCCATTCACTTCGCCGTCGACGCCTTCAACGGCAAGGTCGACTCCATCCTCTCCAAGGTCAAGCACGACAACTACGGCAAGCTACGCCAGGCGATCCTCGACGCCCAGAGCCTGGTCAATCACAACGGCCAGCCGTTCAAGAACGCTCGCATCACGGATCTCTACCTGCAGGCTCGCCTCGAGGAACTGAAGTGGGCGGTGGCCGCGATGGAGCTGCGCAAGCAGGAGCAGGAAGAGCAGCGCGCCATCCGCGAGCAGATCCGCGAGGAAGAAAAGGCGCAGCGCGACATGGAGAAGGCCATCAAGCAGGCCGAGAAAGAAGAGCGCATGCTGGCGAAGGCCATGAAGGAAGCCCGCAAGCAGGTAGAAAGCGCCAGCGAAGAAGAGCGAGCGCAGTACCAGGCGCGCCTGGCCGAGCTCGAGCAGCAGCTGGAAGAAGCCGAGTCGCGTGGTCAGCGCGCACTCTCCATGGCCCAGCAGACCAAGAGTGGCCACGTCTACATCATCTCGAACATCGGCTCCTTCGGCGAGAACGTGTTCAAGATCGGCATGACCCGCCGCCTCGAGCCGCTCGACCGCGTCAAGGAACTGGGTGACGCCAGCGTGCCCTTCTCTTTCGACGTGCATGCCATGATCTATGCGGAGGACGCGCCAGCCCTGGAGAAGGAACTGCACCGCCAGTTTTCCGAGCACCAGGTCAACCGCATCAACCCCCGCAAGGAATTCTTCAACGTGCCCCTGGCCGAGGTACGCGAGGCCATCGAAGAAGAGGGGCACGAAGTTCACTGGACCATGGCGGCCGAAGCCTGGGAATACCGCGAATCCCAGGCCATGGCCCAGCGGCAGGCCGTGGAAGCCGTTTCCTGACACAGCTCACCCCTTCATTACCAAACCCGCCCTCGAGGCGGGTTTTTTGTGTCCGCCTACCAAAAATTACCCATAGGTATTGACGAAATGTTTACCCATGGGTAATAGTTACCCCATCAGGTAACGACATGGATGGGGAACCTCTCATGGAACACACACCGCATCAGACCATCGAGTTCGCCGGCTTCCGATGCCGCGTCGGCGGCCGCGGGTCGAGCTGGCCCACCGCCAAGCAGGCGATGGTGCTGGCCGGCCTGGCCGCCGGGATGACGCAAAAGGAGATCGCCCGAGAGCGCCGGATCAGCCCGGCCACCGTGAAGAGCACCGCCGAGGCCATCTACTACCGGCTGAATGCCGCCCGCGCCGCTGACGCCATCGTGAAGGGCATGCGCCGCGGTTGGATCGCTCCGCTCGCCATCCTGCTGATGGTCGCCGACCTCCACGGCCAGGCGCTTCGTGCCCGCACCCAGGTCCGCACTCGCCAGCAGACCACCATCACCGTGCGCGCCAGCTCCGGCGGCCGCGGCCCCGACCTGGGGGAGCTGATCGCATGAGCACTTTCGCCGACAAGACCGCCCACCAGCTGATCCGCAATCGAGTCCACGACCTTACCGACCTGGCCGCCCAGATCGGCGAGAACACCTCGCTTTGCGCCAGCGCCGAGCAGTGCGGCATGAGCCACCTGGTCATGGTCACCGTCTACGAGCCGGCCGGCTTCGCGCCGCCGGCGGATGGTGTGCAGTGGACCACCCTCGCCACTCTGCGCGCCGCAATGCCCAAGTCCGGCAGCAGCCCACAAGCCACCGCAGGCGCCCTCGAGGACCTCGAGAAAATCGCCGCCGCGCTGCGCGAACTGCTCAAGGGGGTGACGCCATGCGCATGACACCCAACGATCAGCGCACCCTGGGGCTCGTCATCACGTTCGTCGCGCTGGTGGTGGGCGCCGCGCTGCTGCTTGCCATCGCCGCCATCACCCGGATGGACACTCAGGTCGCCAGCGCTGCGCACAGGCAGTATTGCGAGGACATCGCCCTGTGGCGCGCCGAGGTAGAGCGTGGCGTGCCGCTGAACCGCCGCGCCGGCCAGCCCGACTGGCAAGGCATCGCCGACGAGCACTGCCCTGCCCGACTGCAGCCCATGGACCACACCGCCCAGCGCCAGCTGGTGCAGTTCTAACAACCTTCCTACATCTCCGGTCGCCCTGGTCGCACCAGGGCCTCGCTCCAGGCATCGCCGGCCAGTGCCACGGGGATAGCGAGCAAAACGCCGGCAGCTGGCGACGAGTTTCCCCATCGCTCGGGCGCCAGCACCCCATCAGTTCCCTGCGTTTCCCGGCCTACGGGCCGGGCTTTTTCAGGGCAGCGGTGAGGCACTGAACGCACTTCTGCGTTGAGTGGCTGACCACTGGCTTGGCAATACGAGGAGGTCGCAATGCGCACCTGGAAGGAATGGACCACGCGCCAGCTCGCCATCCTGGATCGGGACTATCCCGACGGCGTGCCGCTGGACGTTATCGCCCTGCGCACCGGGCACACCATCTACGCCGTGAAAACCCGCGCCGCCGAGCGCGGCCTGACGCACCCCAATGGCAGCAGTCAGGCGTGCATCGCCCGCTTCGAGCGCCAGCACGGCAAGCCCCTCGCGCGGATCGCCCTCTGGTACCGCGAGCGGCGACTGCCTCGCACCGCCCTGGCCCGCGACATCGGCATCGAGATCAAGGCGCTGCGCACCGCCCTGGGCGACGAGCTGTGGCAGTCGTGGCCACGCATGACCATCGGCCGCATCGACGCCGCCCGGAAGCGGCGCGGGATCTCCAGCCGTCAGGAGAAGAAAAAGAGCGCATGACTCAGCCCACTCACACCCACAAGACCCAGGGCGGCCGCTTCGCCTTGGTCGGAGAGCAGCCGGGCGGCGGCGTGCTCGAGGGCCAGACGCTGGCCTGTTACCACGACCTGGACAAGGACTTGAAGAGCGTCACCACGCTGGAGGACTGGCATCGGCAGTGGAGGCCGATCGCGGCCGACGACTGCACCATCTGCCTCGGCAGCGGTACCGACCAGATCAAGGGCAACCAGCGGCAGCCATGCGGCGGCTGCTATGGCCTCGGCAAGGTGCGCCGCGACGGCGAGGCGCCGGCTGACATGTGGCAGCTGGCCGAGATCGCCGGCCGCCTGCTCCAGCGCCAGCAGACGGCCCTGCAGCGGCTGCACACCCTCGAGGCCATGCCTGAGGTGAAAGAGCTGGTGAAACAGCGTCAGGAAGCAGCCGTGGGCCAGCAGGAACAGCAATGGCGAGGAAGCCGCGGTCAAGGCCCCGGCGGCCAACGGAGAACGGGAGACTAAGATGATGGGAAAACTGATGGATCTCGATCAGTGGCGGCAGGCTCGCTTCGCCGGCAATCCGCCATCCATGACCACCGTGCGCCGCTGGTGCCGCGAGGGACACGTGCCCGCCAAGAAGATGGGCGGCACCTGGTTCATCGACCTAGATGCAGAGCGGCGCCAGACCGGCAACCCGCTGGCGGATAGCGTGCTGGAGGCTTGAGATGGCGCCACGGCCAAGGAAGCGCAAGAACAAGGGGCTGGAGCCCAACCTCTATGAGCGAGACGGCTACTACACGTATCGCCGCCCGGATACCGGCACTTGGCATGGGCTGGGCCGAGACCGCGCTCAGGCACAAGACGCCGCGAGAATCCTGAATGCCCGGCTCCACCAGGGCGTGGACTACGTGGCACGCGTGATGGGAGAGGAAGGCGACACCCTGGCCACCGCGGTGAAGGCCTGGCTCGCCGAATGGGTCGAGCCGGACAAGAAACTCTCGAAGTGGACGAAGCGCGCCAAGAAAGGCCGTGGCAACCGGCTGATCGAGGACGCCGGCGACATGCCGCTCGCCACGCTCGACACTCGCTGGTGCGCTCAGTATCTCGACGAGAACCACCAGGGCAGCGCCTATGTGCAGTATCGGGCCGTGCTCAAGCAGGTATGCCAATTCGCGCAGACAAAAGGCTGGCTGCAGACGAACCCCGTGGAGCCCACCCGCTCGAGCAACCAGTACGAGAAGGTCCGGCGGCGCCTCACGGTGGAGCAGTTCCAGGCCATCTACGCTCACGCTCCCGACTGGATGCAGATCGCGATGGAGCTCGGCCTCTTGTGCCTGTTCGGGCGCGCCGAAGCCGTCAACGCTCGCTTCGACGACGTGCGAGGCGACCGCCTGCACTACATCCGCCAGAAGACCAAGGAGCGAAGCAAGACAGCTTATGTGGCGATCGAGATAACGCCACCCGTCGAGGACCTCATCAAACGCGCTCGAGCCCTGCCACCGATGTCACCCTACATCGTGCACCGCCACCCCGAGCGGATGCGCAAGAGCGCCAGCAAGGATCACTGGACACAGCTCAGCGGCGACCAGCTGAGCAAGGAGTTCGCCCGGCTGCGGATGAAGGTGCCGAGCATCAAGCGCCTGCCGGAGAATGCCCGGCCGACGTTTCACGAGATCCGCGCCCTGGGCTCGCGTCTACAGGAACTCGCCGGCGCCGACGTGGCCGACATCCAGGTGCTGATGGGACACGCCGACCCGGACATGACGCAGGTCTACTTAGACGGCCACGACATCCGCTGGCAGCAGGCCAAGGGCACCTCCCTGAGCATGGCCGAACTGCTGTCAAAACCCAGCGCGTAACCTGTTGATTCGTATTGGCTGCGATGGCCATTTTGGCCGCCCCTTTAAAAGCCCTGTTTTCCCAACATCAACAATAACTTAAAGGATACTTGACGCAAAAATGGGGTTGCAAAGGTCGCTGGTTCGAATCCAGTCGCTCCGACCATCAAACATCTGAAAACGGCCACTTAGCTCATCAGAGCGGTGGCCGTTTTTCTTTGTCTGAATCTTTTCGACAGCCCCACCTTTTCCAACTGCGCTGCTCGCCGCCCGACGCCCTTGGTTTGCCAGTACGACGGGGCAGATAGAACAGCGCTTGCGCCGAGGGACACCGCTAGAGGCTGGGCACACACTAGGATGGCTCACCGCAGCAGCCTTGGGCGGCCGTGACAGGACTTGATCTCACCCACTGACGCATCCATAACTGTCCCACAGGCCACCCACCCTAGGAGCGCATGCCATGAAGAAAGCCATTGGGGCCGCGATTGCGAACTGGTTTCGCAAGCCCGAGAACCGTGAAAAGGCCCGGCAGGCGGCGAAGCAGGCCTATAGCCAGTACCGGAAGCGCAAGAATTCCGGCAAGTAGCCGAATACGCACAAGAGAATGGCGCGAATGCTCGTCGACCGTAGCCCCGACCGCCATGTGTCGTCAGCCCGGTGAAGCAACCGCGAGAAGCCGCCGAGACCGGCAGGAACGACGAAATAATCGAATGCCCAAACGCTAACCGGGAGCCCTGAGGGGCTCCCGGTTAGCATGCTCGATGGCACCCTTCGGCCTGGATGATCTCTCCTGGCCGATGCCGCCTCAGCCCATGTAGTGGGCGATGGCCTTTTCGGCTTCGTTCTTGGCGGCCGCCACGGCGGTCCAGTGATCGAGCACTTCGGGGGTCAGGGAAGTGGGCAT